GTTCCTACCGCACCAGTCGCTGCAACACCAGTAGGTGTGACATTTGCTAATCCAACGACTGTGACACTTCCAACGGAACCCGTTGCGGCTAACCCCGTAACGGGTGTAAGGGCCGAACCATCTGTAGTAGCTAAACCTACTTGTCCAGTGGCTGATACGCCAGTGGTTGTAACATTTGCTAATGCTGTAATAGTTACAGAACCAACAGCACCTGTAGCCGCAACTCCATCAACTGAGACTTGGAGAACAGGAGTTCCCCATGAGCCATCATTCCAAGTGGACCTCCCCCATCCTGAAAATAGAGTTGATGAAGCCATTTTTAACTCTTACGCGATACGAATTATAGCGTTTGACGCATCCGCTGTTGGAAATACAACTGTAAAATCACCTGCGGTTGATGTTTTATCACCACCAAAATCAAGAACCACAACAGATGGATCACCTGATGCAGTGTCATTGAAGATCAATGCGCCACGAGCCGTAACTGTTGCGGTGCTAAAAGTCAAATCAGCAAAATCGGTTAACGCTGTAGTTCCACTTGTTGATGGGTCTACACGAGTAAGAGCCGCGCCTTTTGCTGTATATCCTGTACCAGACACTTCGTTTGAAGTGGTGTATGCTGTCGTTGCAGCAGTAAACGATGCACTGTTAGTATAGAGCGCAAGATTAAAGGTGCTACCACCTGAGTTTTTAAAGTTATGAACAGCCTCAAGAAGTTCTTTCTTAAAACTAGTACACATAAAATTACCTGAAAAGGCCATGTCACATTCTCCTTATAAGTTCAGCAAGCTCTGGGTGGCCTGCATCATTGATTGCATTATACACTGTAGTTCTATCACTTTTCGCGGCTTCGCGTAAGTAGAACTCAATGATTTTTGTGATATTACGTTTATAAGCCAACGCTTGATCACGAATTGCAGGGGGTGCCGAATCTCCCACAGCAACTATTTTATCCGCGCATCGTTGCGCGATTTCTTCAGGAGTAAACCCACGATTTTGTGTGGTTTTTACATCTACCCTAAAATCTTCAGGTAAATCTATATTTAAAGCAGGTATCATGTTTTCTCCCTAAGAATAAGGCCAGTGCGATATGCATCAGTAACCTCTTGAGATTCACCAAAATTCTTAACGCGTGATAAAGCCTCAGTAAAGCGTTGAGTATAGTTTTGTACTAAATCAGCTTCACCCTTCATAAATGTGTAGGCTTCAATAAGACTGCCATACAACAAAGCAACTGATGCGTTTGTACTTAACCATGTTGTCCCACTTCCAGCCCCTGCTGTTAATGAAGCAGGTCGATAGAAATAATGAATATCAACAGCATAGTTAGAATTAGGTGTTGGCCCTAGAATAAAATTACCAACATCAAATTGTGCATAATAACGAGGAACGCCAGTAGTTGCTGGGTCGGGATTAAAAGATTGTACAAAATTTACATCTTTAAAAAGAAGAAACTCTTTGTCACTTCCGTTAGTTATACAAACACTATAAGAAGCCAAATAATCACTTGGTACAGCGAGAAATTTATTGCTTGCAGTCAAAGCTCCTGATGCATTTTTTCTAAAAACCTCAAGCTGTGCAATTTTTAAAATTCTTTCTTCTGTGTTTTTAATAAACAAATCAAGATTATTCACAAAGGTTGTCTCTGTGTTTTCAGTATAATCCTGAATTGCCTGTTTTAAACTGTCATATGTAAAACTCATCTCATCACACTATCGTTATGTTTCCAACCATACTACTATGATTTGTGCATTGATACACTAAAGAAGTATCAGAAGGTTCGTGAGGCACAATAAATTGTGTTAACCCTGTTGTTGAATTGTAATTATCTGTGACACCCGTAGTAAAAGCTGAACCACCATTAGATGTTCTAATCTGTAAGGGGTGACTTCCTACATTAGCCGTATTGTCAATTAAATAAGTATGTCCCTTATAAAAAGTAAAATTTGGATTATTGCCAGATGTAGCACCGGGGCCAGTAAATGTATATGCGGATGAACCACTAGTACCTGCTGTATATTTAGTAACAGGGCCTGTTGTTTCATCATTTAATCTTATCCATACTCCACCATGAGCGAAATATAATCCACCAGTCGCATGCACATGAGCCACAGCGCCATGATATGTAGATGCACTTGGAAGATCACTTAAAGCACTGTAATAAAATACAATTTTGTTTGCACCAGTTCTTACATCTAGCACTCCATTGGAATCTATTATATCAGTTAGATCAGTTCCATCTCCAAGAGCATCGTATATTTCATTAAAGTTATCATTTATTTTATCTGCACCCACGCGAAGGGTATCACCTGTTCCATCATTAGCAGATGAACCTATACCTACTGTTTGCTTTGCCATATCTTATCCCTCGTCAAATGTCTCTGAAGTAGAGTCTAAAGTAATTGATGTACTGTCAAATGTCGGTGCAGACGCTGCTGTTACAGAAACTGTGCCAACAGAACCTGTTGTACTCACACCTGTTGGTGTAACATTAACATCAACGTCAACGCCTATAACCGAAACAACACCAACATAACCAATTGTATTCATTGTATTTTTGGGCGTTGGAAATATGTTATCACCAACACTAACAGAAACCGCACCAGCCACAGGATCAGGTCGAGGATTACGAAGAGCCTGCGCATCTGGAACAGCGCGTAATGGTTCTAGTTGAGGGTGTTTAGGTTCAAATTCATCTTTTCCAACTAAAAGACCATTCCATTCTTTACGCATGTCTCGTAAACGATAACGAAACCCTGATCGGTCAGATATACCATATGCATATTTGCCTGTTGCGTATTTAGACATAGCGATAGTTTCTTAAATCAGGAGCTACTCGGAAAGATGCACGATCACGATCTTCATCCATAGCTCTATTTATTTCCTCTTCGTATAGAGCTTTGAGCATTTGCATACGATCTGGAGCGCGTTTTATACTTATGTAATAAGCCAAACCCGCCGCTAATGCAGGATAGAAACGAAACGGTACACCAATAGTATTAACATATGTATCAGCATCATCTAGCCTCGTTAATGCATCATAAATCACAACATCTGTGCTATTGTCGGGCAAAGGCCACATCTTTAATACAGGTGTAATTTGACGATCTACAAAATATTGTGTTGGCCTAGATTGTGTGCTTTTTGTCGGAATATTTAAATATTCATCACGACTAATACGATCCAAAGCAAAATCAGTACCAGAACGACGAACAACCAAAGAAAGAATATCAATTACATCATTCGCTAAATCATAATTTCCATCATTTGACGTAACAGTAAATGTTCGTTGCTCAATAGTCCACTGGTTTAAACCACGATTAGCCCAATCAGCAAACATTAGATTAAGAGATCGTTTAGCAGTTTTTAGATCGTAGCCTGTGCGAACTTCCAAGCCACAACGCTCAAAAGCCTCTTCGATGTAGTCAGCTACATCTAATTCAAAGTCTGTTGAGCCAGATACCGTCATTATTCTTCCTCGTTATAAAGGTTATCAAATATTCTATTTACATCTAGTGTATAGTCTAAATCGCTTTTTGAATAGTGTATATGTTGGGATGGCTTAAAATGTGGCGCTCCCTCACCAGTTTCAAACCATGCAGGGTGCGTTACGCGCACACGATTATTAGGCAGCGCAACAATATTACCAGTCCACTCACCTGCATCTAAAAGCTGTAAAACATGGCTTTGTTTGTGTTGCGCAGGATCATCAGCTATTTCTGACTCAGCATAATCTACTGTAAATAAGTATTTTGCAGGAAAAAAATCACTGTCTATCTTCGCTAACCAAGGGCAAGGTGTGGCTCTATCCATCACATAAACTGCATGATGATATGATGAGCAATCCCACGGTTGAGCGTCATATGTATTCATTGGTTCAGGCCATTCTTCTAAAGGCATATCAGCTACCAAAGCGGTTATAGGCATTCTAGCCCACATCGCACCGCCATGTACTGTATCCTCTTCCTCTCCCTCGGCTTCGTTTCCAGTAAACATAACTTGAAAACTTAAACATCTATTTGGCATAGACGTAACACCGATAACCATAGCATGAAGAAATTCGCCGTGATACTCTTCATGATTGTGAGTGTATTCACGGCGAACCCATGCCTTAAAATAAGGAATGTTGCTGTATAAATAAGACATTATGCTTTAGTTACTTTATATCCCATTTTTTTAGCAGCAGCACGAAGTTGTGCAACGGTCATTTTTTTACCGCCAGTAGCCCCGCCTTTTTTCATCATTCTTACCTTTTTACCGCCAGCAGCACCGCCTTTCGACATTCTTCTTACTTTACCACCAGCAGCGCCACCTTTGGACATTCTTTTTACTTTACCGCCAGAGCGATAACCCTTTTTCTTCATAGCCATGATTACCTCCTTATGACTGAGTTACAGCGCCTTTTGTGCGCTTTCTTCTGTTTGACATTACTTTGCCACAACCCCTTGCAATAGCAGTGCCGGGTATTTTCTTGCCATTAAACTTGCGTTTAGACTTTGTTTCCACAGCACCTCCTAAATTAAGATTACGAACTTTTGCCTTTTTAGTATTAGAAACAACAGTTTTACCTTTCGATCCTGCTGCTTTTTTCTTACGAGCAGTCTTAGCTCTTTCTGATTTAGAAAGACTTTGAGCTTTTTTACGAGGCAAACATCGGTCAGGGTTCTTCTTATCTTTAGAAGTACCACACTTACCTTTTATCTTCCCATCAGTACCGATGCGAACCCAATCTTGTTTTACCCAGTCTTTAAGCGCACCCATTTATTTTTTCTTTTTTCTTTTAGTAGGTTTAATAACCTTTTTGAGACTTTTTGCTTGTCCAGCATGTAAACGAGAAGCCTTTTTAAGACCTTTAATAACTTTTTTTACAGCAGCTTTTTTCTTTTTATTCATCATTTCTTTTTCTTCTTTCCTTTAGCGCCTTTGGCGTAGTTAGGGTCTTTACAGTATTTAGAAGCCGCCATGTTTGCATATGCACTTGGATATGTATCAAAAGTTCTTTTGGCCCATGCTTTTCCAGAAGGGCATATTTTGCTGCCTTTTGATTTTTTTGAAGCAGCACCACCTTTTTTAAAATACGTTAAGCCCCTTGGAAGACCATTTTTCTTTTGAGGCGGTTTTGAAACTTGTTTTCTCATTTGACTACGACCTATTGCCATTAACATTTCCAACGTTTACGAGCTTGCCGCAAGCGACTGTTAGGATTTTTAGCTGCTTTTGGAAACTTTTTCATTTGACCTGCTGAACGTGCGCAATAAGATTTACGCCTTTTAGCAGCCGCACTGCCCTTTTTAACTTTACCAGTTACAGCAGTTTTTAATTTAGAGCCGGGGTTTTTACGTCTATATTCTTTCACACCAGCTTTAGTCATTCCCGCCCCTTTTTTTGTGGGGCGGAAATTCTTTTTGTTTCTTGCAGGCATTTTGTCTCTTTTACGAGCCATATTACACCTTTAAGACAAAAATAGCGTCAGTTGATTACTCGATCCCGTGAAAGCACTAACAAACGCACCATTTGTAGCAATTATTCCATCATCTGGAATGTTTAAATGATGCAAACCTGTCGGAAATGTTTGTGTAATTAGTGTTTCACCTGAAGCACTTCCGTCTTTAATCGTAAATGCTCCTGCTGCGTCTGCAAATATAACAATTTGACGAATACGCGAACGAGATGGGCCAACAACAGCAGCACTTGCCCCTTGTGCATGATTAAATGCCTTTACTGGACCTGCCATACTAGCCTCCTATTACGCTAAGTTATTGTTTTGAGCGTATAAGATAGTAAAACGAACCAAACCCGCATTTGTTGCTGCTGAAGCAGTTACAGTCAAACGAATATCTGCTGTTCCTGTATCTTGCCAAGCAAGTGCAGCACCAGCTTGTGTTGTTGGATACTTACGACCTGCATCTGTACCACTTGCAAAAGTGTTTAAAATTGTCGCTGCGCCGCCAACAGTATCACCAACACTCAAGTTTGTCGTAGCGTTAGCCGCCGTAATAATATCAATTACGCAGTCAATAATTTGTGAATTTGCAGGAATAACAACGTCTGTGACTTGTGCAGCTAATGCACCTCCAGATAAATCTGCTGAAAAAGTTTGAGACATAACAACTTGACCAACGTTAGCAACGTCAGAACCAAGTGTAGTGCCTGTTGTATTTTTAATTGTTCCGGCCTTTATCGGGCCTGAAAAAGTTGTAGTACCCATGTCAATCTCCTGTCTTGGGTTAGTCAGTCGCACCATGCAACTGTCAGGGATAAATCAAGCATAACACAAATTATAAAAAAAGAAAGGGGCTACCGAAGCAGCCCCCTAAAGTTTACAGGGAGGATAACCTCACTGTATCACATTTTATGCGCCCGGAGAACCGAATACTGCGCGTGGGTCGCTAAAGCCAAAGCTATAACGTTCACGAGCCTTAAAGCGCATGTTGCCTGTATCGAAGTCAGCTTCCATGTTTGTTCTCATTGGAGAACGCTCAAAGTGCTTAAATCCGTTAGGCGCGTCAGTCTTCAAGAAGAACGCGTCTGGGTCTGTTAAGAAATGGTTAATTGTATAACCTTCTGAAATCATACCCATATTACGAAGAGCGTTTACATCATTATCGGCTGTGCCAACACGCAATGTTGATTCCAACAAACGATCTGCAACGAATTGCAGTTGTGGTGGAACAATCAATTTTGTGCCGCGCAGAGCAATAATCATATTGCGCTCATCTACGAAGGTAGAGATGTCAATCAAAGCATTCTCAAGCGAAGTTTCGTTCAAGTCTGCTGCGGTTGACGGTTCATTACGGAACGTACCACCACCAGATAGTGGGTGATCAGTTGCGCAAAGTTCCTTACCATCGCCACCTGCAAAGTTGCTGTCAAACGCATTGTTTAGAACAGCAGCCGCTTTGACCTGCTTTGTGTGTGCCATAGAACGCGCAAGCGCCTTCGTATAACGCGCACCAAGACGATCATACAGGTTGTCTTCGATTGCTTCTTCCGTCAACGCGAAAGCAAGAGCAACTGTTTCGTGTGAATAACGAGCAGTATACGCTTCATTTGCGCTGTCGAACTCGACGCCAGAACCCTCAGATTTTGTGGGAGCATTCCCAAATCCGACCAACATTACTTCTTCTTCAAAAGCACGGTCAGATGTTTCCGTATCAAAGATTTCTGCGTGTTGATTCTCATATCGGTCATATTCCATACCGAATAGAGCGTTCAGGCCCGGCTCAAGTTCTTTGACGAGTTGGGAGCGTGAAATAGCCATAACTCAATCTCCTTATGCCAAGCCAGCGGTTCCACCGCTGTACAAGTGGTTGTTGATTTTGACAATTACGTTAGTATTTGCCGATGAAACATCGCTGTTCTCAGGGTCTTGAGAAATGTCTATGGCTTTCAACGGCAATGTTGCAGTTGTTGCACCAGTAGTCACATCAAGCTCCAAGCGAGATGTACCAGATGCGGTATCACCTACAGGAGATTGATCAACAATGTCGAAGTTACCAGCCAAATCAGCTACAGGGAATGCAGCGTCTGCTTGTACTTCGAATGTTGCACCCGGATCATCAATAACATTTGCCATGATGTCAGATGCGGCAATGCTACCGGGGTAGCTGTTTGCAAAAGTTGGTTTGGAGGTCGTCGGGTCAGTATAAAAGCATCCGTTAAACACACCAAGGATCAAACCTGACCCTCCTGCGGCAACACGCTCAATACCACCGCCTGTAACCATTGCAACTAAGTCGCCTTGGAAAATAGCAGTGCTATAGCCTGAAGCAATCCGATAACGGTTTTGCTGCTGGGAGCTAATGCTTGTACGAACTGGACGAAGACCAAAAGAGGCGTCTTGATTTGCCATTTTTAGTTTCCTTCAGATTATCTGTCTTTCCGACCAGAGCCGAATGAGACAGAGGATTTACGTTGAGGAGCAAGTTTCGGCATGGCTGGATTGTTTTCTTGCATCCAATCATTATCCACTGCATCCATTTGATTTTTAGTCACACCTTTATAGTGATCTTTCCGCTGCTGAACCAATTCGACGGGCATTCGTGCGAGAACAAGTCCGCCGTTGCCAATGACACCAGCGTTACGCCCTTCGTCTACTACAGGTCCGATCCAATCTGGGTAATCCTCTGCGCGAACGAGGTCCCAACCTTCTTGCCGTTTCTTATGAACGTTTGTTTTGTCATCAAATTCCATCACAGATTCACGAATCCAACGATGAACATATCCGATGGGGGGTTCAGGGGCATCCAAGGCTGAACCGGGACGCCATTCTGTTACGCGCTCTGTGCGCTCCCGCGATTCTACTTCGCGTGATGTCCTATTAGCCATATCAATTACTCCTGTCTTTGCTCTAAACGAGCAACTTCTTTTGCATATCTATCTAATGGGATACGCATTTTTTTGGCAAACGCCACTTGACCCGGCGTTAATTCCACCGATTTTTTCCGCCCTGATTTTACTGACCGTCCGTTTCCAGACGCGGGAGCAACAGTCTGAGCGTTGGACCGTTTCTCCTTAAACTTTTGAGGCATTTCTGTACGCATACGAGTGTCGATTTCTTTGTAATAATCGTCAGTTGTAGGGTCGTAGCCTTCTTCTAATACTAATTGTTCATGAATTGCTTGTGCAGCACGAGTCATTAGTCGATCTTGACCAAACCACTCATTCTTACCTAACCAACTCTTCAATTTTGGATCGGGGGCTTGTTGTGGAGCCGCCTGTTGTTGTGGTTGTTGTTGAGCAACTTGTGCTTGCTGCTTTGCAACCTGCTGTTGTTTCGCAATTTTTGCTTTTTGAACGCGTACACGCTCTTTAGCTATAGCAATCTTTGAAATGGCTTCTTGAGCATCAGCAACCTTTTCATAATCGCCTGCCTCCATAGCTTCAGCTAAAGCACGTTTAGCCTGAGACTCTTGAGCCTTTAATCTTCCTTCTGTTTCAGTATTATAACCAACACTCATTTGCTGCAAACGCTGTTTCATCTGAGCGTTTTCTTGCTGCATGTTTTGAGCATACTGAACAGCCGCCTGCGCTTCTTCAGCAGCAGCGTGTCTTTTCGCAGTTAATTCTCTAATACGTTTCTGAACAGATTGACTATATTGATCTAATTCTTCATCCCCAGAAGACTTATCTTGAACATTTGTTCGGGTTTCTTCTTTGGATTCGTCTGAGGAAGCCTCAACTGTATCTTGGTCATCATCAAGTTCTACAGATGTATTTTCTTCAACCTTTTCGTTTTCACGAATATCTTCAGACATAGACATTTCCTTGTTCTCCCTTCACTTATACATATGAAATGTCTTTGGGGTCAAGAATCGTTGCGATAATATTATCGTCATTTATGATTCTTACCTCAAGACCTTCCACTTTGAACCTATTTCCAGCATATCTTCCTATAAGAACCCAATTTTTTTCATTACACCAAGGACCATTTGGGAACTTTTGGGAATCTTTATATGCGTCTGGACCTAGCTTAACGACATAAGCCGCTACAGTAGCAAAGGATTCACGATCACGAATTGCATCGGGAACAATAATGCCACCTTTTGTTTTTTCACTAGGATAATAGGGAATGATGAGAACACGATAGCCTGTTGGCTGTGGTAATCTTTCTATCGCTGAACTTTCCATCTGAGATGGATCATGCTCGTTTTTGCTCTCCGCACCTTTACCAAAAGCATTTTCTATAGGTTTTGGTATTTCTGCGTTTTTATTTATTTTCTTTTGCGCCCGTGCCACATATTCTGGCACAACTAATTTACTAGTCATCTGCGTACTCTATGCCTTTCATCGCGGTTTTAATTTCTTCTTCAACGTAGGACATTCCGCGTATTTCGCCTACGATGTACCGATACTCGTCAAAAGCTTGTATCGAACCATCCGCGAGCTTGTCTTTTAGACGCCCATCGCGCTCACGAATGTTTTTTAACAGATATTCTGCAAGATGTAGTGCGTCCATACCGCATATAGTATGCGATTATACGGGAAACACAAGTATTAATACCAAAAAATCAGAAAATACCTTGGAATCTCTGGGGTCTTGCAATTTTACTAAATCTACTTAGACTTTTTGCTGGCTGTTTTTTTCTTTGTGGCTGGCTTTTTTTTGGCTTTTGGTTTTGCGGCTGGTTTTTCAACCCACGCTTCGTTTTCTGGGGTGCTTGGGTCATCTTTAACAAAGTGTCCATCCTCATCACGCGCTCTTACCATTTCCACAACAGGAGCCTTTTGAACAATGTTTGCAGCAGCACGTTTCGCTGCACGAATTTGCTCAACCATTTTTTCTCTTACTGATCCCATTTTAATTTCCCTTCATGCTTGAGTTTAGAGCCGCAATGTCTCGCTGTGTTTGAATGCGATCCTCTGCAATTCTTGTTTTATCGGCTAATGCCGCTTCTGAAACATCAATCCTTTGCTGTGCAGTTAGAATATCATTTTGTTCTTTCTCACGTTCAAATTCTTGTTTGGTTTCAAATTCTGTTTGTTTACGCTGCATGTCTGCTGCCTTCAGTTGCAGTTCTTGATTTCTAATATCCACAAGCGGATCAGATTGCGGTGGAGGCGCTACCGCCTGTGCAAGCTGTTCTGTCATCTCAGCAATTTTTTCAGCCGCAAGAGAGTCTATCTGTGGCTTCATTTGCATCATAGGATCAGCAGGTGGCTGACCGGGCTGTGGCGGCATCATCTGAGCTTGTTGCTGCATCATCTGCATTTGCTCTGGAGGTATCTGAGACATAACCTCTTGCTGTGCCTGCTGTTCAGCCATCAGGCCAATATGCTCTTGAATATGCCCTTGCAACGCCATAATCGACTGCGGGTTTAATTCCATAGCAGGCGTAGACATAACAGCCATATGAGTTTCTATATGCGCTTGATGATCTTGGTCAGGGAACGCTTGTAATGGCGCTCCCTGCAATGCCATTTGATTCTCTTTTGCAGCGTTCATAGGCTGCGGTTGAGGTGGGGGGGGAAGAATGGCATCTATGTTGGTCACACCAAGAGCTTCATACATCTTACGGTAAGCCGCATATAATCCTTGTGGACCACCATGTATCTGTGGGTTTGATTGCACTAACTGTAGTTCAGTTTGCGCCAAAGCAATCCTTTGCGACATAGAGAAGATATTAGGATCAGAAATAGGTAAGACATCAATTTGACCTGAAAAGTCCTGCACAAAAATCTCTGGACCCATCTGCATATCTGCTTGATATGGATAAGACTGAATTGTTTCTGAAAAGATTCTGGCAAGAAGTTTAAACTCAATCTTCTGCGAATAATGTAAACGCTTGTGAATTGCAGACATAACCTTTGTGCCGCGCTCCATAATCGCCATCGTCGTGCCAACGGGCGTTTCACCGCCCATCTCACCAACCTTGAGGTCAGCCATAGAAGCGAAACGGCGTCCTGCGTCCACTAGGGTTCCCAAAAGGTTATAAAGCGTCCCTGAAGGTTCTTTGAAGGGGAGAGGCATCAAGGAGCCTTGCAGGGTGCCTCCAACCACATCAATATCGCGGAACTCACCCGGCTGAAGGGGATTGTCTTCATCGCGGATACGAGCGCCACGGGCTTTAAAGCCTGCTGGAAGATTGGAGAGGGTGCCTGCATCAATAAGCTGACGCAGGATCGACGTTGACGCTTGAGCCAACCCACCAATCATGTGAGTCAAGCCAAGGCCGTAGAAACCAAGACCGGGCAAAAACTTGTAATGCACGAAGTATTGCTTCGCACGTTTCATTGGGTCCATTTCCATAAAATTACGACGAATAGCCAATACTTCGCCAGAATCAGCAATGATTGTGACGATGTATGGCAGTTTCAAACCTGTTGGTTCTCCATCTACTCCCATGTCCTCAAA